ATCTAAAGTAAGATCGGAAGTCTTCAGTGTAGGTACGTCTGATTGAGCCCTAGCTGCCGTGTAGTACAGGTTAGTGCTGCCTTCAGGTACTTCGTCCGTGTCTTGCTTATGCGTTGGCCTGATGATTATTCTGCCAGAGTTTCCATTGTTTGGTTTCAAAACAGCCGCAAGAAGTATGCTGTGTCCAGCAGCGGGGAGAGGCTCAGTCAAAGTCACTCCGCCAGGAGTGGCTGGGTCGTGGTAAAGAAGGTCTCCTTCAGAATACGTAGCGGTGTCATATCCAGACAACCCGTCAAGCTTCCCGAACCACACTACATAGCCAAAATCATTGAGCGCCATGTCTTGAGCAGAAAACCCAACAACCCACTCTGGAATAAATCCAGCAGCTGATTGATCGGCTTTCTTGAAAAGCAAGTGATTTCCCTGTACGCCCCCAAACATGACAACGTCACCCTTGGAGATAACCTCGTCAGCCTTTCCGTAGAATACGTTCTTCTCACCAAGCTCTATAGAAACTCCGTCGGCATTGGTGTATGCCACGGTGCTCTCGTCGACATCATAAGCCAAGCTTCCAGCCGCAACTCCGCCTGCGGTTTCAAATGTGATAGCATTGCCAGCTGTATTCAAGTCACCCCCTAGTTCAGGAGACGTATCTTCTACAACAGAAGCAAGTCTGTCAGCCCACTCAGTAGAGTAGTCAGCATCCGTAAGCTTGACAAGGCTCTGTCCTGTGGTGCCACCAACAGGCACCCCAGCCCCAGCAGCACCAGTACCACCAGTGACAGCTAAAGCGTTCTGCACTACGACGACATTGCTGTCCGACGTAGACAACGCAACCTGAGTGGCCCCCTCTGGAACGGTGACGCTAACCCTTAGCGGATCACCAAATGTCAGCGTAAAGTCACTCATGTGTTAGGCCGTTATAGTTACATCTTCGACGATAGTAAATGTCCCGTACAAGAAAGTCTCTACTACAGGAGGGGAGTCAGCGCTCTGGTGCTGTATGTCATAAACATACTGACCAGACTCTACGGCCTTCATGACGGAAGAGCTTATCGTAACAGTAAGCGTAGTGCCAGACGCATCATAGTTGCTGAATGTAATATCAGATGATGCTATTATCGTTGATTCATCGTTAGTCGCAGCGTCACGAACCTCCATCTTCCATCCAGTGTACGGACGAGCAGTAGACTGATCTGAGGTGAAAGTCATGATCATAGTAAACGTATCCCCACGTCTACACTTGATGTCAAGGCGAGAAGCCTTGTCTAGGTTGATACTTGCCATTACTGCAAAAGGTCGTTTACGTTTGTTGATTCTGATTCTTCAAGCTCCCCTCTCTGGCCTTTGCGCTGAGAGATAAGCTTCGATTGTTTGCTCGCCTGCTTGTCCAAGCGATCGTCTTTTCTATCCTCCTTAAGGACTTCGAGCTTCTCCTTAAACTCTTGATCCTCAGTGCGGAAGCCGAGAGTAGCCTGAGCTCTGATCATCTCTACCTCCCTGCGCATCTCGTGCTCCATCTGCATACGCTGGGCCTCGAACTGAGCCTTCATCTCAAGCATGCGCATATCGATCTGCCCCTTGAGCTGAATCTCTTGGGCTTTAACCTGAGCGGCAGCCTGAGCTGTCTGTATGTTGGCCTGAGCCTGAGCTTGGGAGTTAGCTTGAGCTTGCTCCATCTGCTGCTTGATACGCTTCTTTCTTCTTACGATAAGCAAGCGCTCAGCCTGATCGACATCGCGCAGCTGACGAATAGCAACCGCATCCTCAATATCGATCTCTCTCTGTGACAACGCTACCTGGATGTTTTGCTCCAGGTACGCTCTGTCTTTATCGTCCATCTGCTTTCTCACCATAACGCCGAAGTTGTACATAGGTATCTCTGAGAAAGAGCTAAGCACCCCCATGTTCGTAGCACCCACTGCGTTCTCATACGCCTTGTAGATGGCTGACTCTGGAGGCAGGATCTGAAGACACTTCACGATATCTTCTACGACTCTCTTGAAGAGCATCATCGATGCGTGAGTTACGTCGTAGATAGCGTTGTTGCCGCCAGCGATAGCTTGCTCTCTCACTCCCACCAAGTCTTCGCTCTTAGGCGTCGTGCCGTCCATAGCTTCGTTGATGCCTGTAGCATCACGAATCATACGCAGGTAGTGGTTGTACAGAGCCACAAGCTCGTTGATGTTTCTTATGGTGTTGTCCAAAGGACGAACGGGTGGGTTTTGGAAACCACCCTCTGGGTTCTTGCTTCTGTAGTAGAAGACACCAGTCTGCTCGTAGATGTCTTGGATCTCCAGTGGCTGGAGCTCCCCGCCTCTACCGAGCTGTACGTTATCCAATCCCTCGATGTCTACAATCAATCCATCAGGCTTGGCCTTGGCGACCGCCTGCTGGATCTTAAGGTGGGTGAGCTGAAGCTGGTCTGCAAAACCAGTGATGCTACCCACGATAGACTTAGGCATCATGCGACGCATGTTAGTAGCCGCAATAGAGTAAGACAGGCGAGCCTTGCTCAAGTCGTGGATGTTCTTAGGGATGTTGGTCTTCATCCCGTACCCATAAATGTAGTCGGTTCCCACGATGTACTTACCACCGTATACCGTGGCGTTCTCCATCTTGTGAGCCTTACGCTCGTAGACAGAGCTCTTAGGCTCGCTGTACTCCTCACCCTTGTAGAAGAAGTTGGTGTTGCCAAAGCGGTTCTCCTTGTCCTCGAAGTACATGCAGTCAACAGACAAGAACTCGAAGTCAAGAACTTGGATGCGGTACTCATCGTACCCATACTTCATTCTGTCGCGCTTGTCGTCGTGGTACTTTCTTCCGAAGACTGATGAGTCGTTGTTGAACTTTCCAGCTACAGACTTAGCGATCTTCTCGAACTCCTCTTCGGTAAAGTCGTCACCAGAGGTTCTCTTCAGCTCCTCGATAGTGATGGTCTTTACGTGACCAGCGTACACCAAGTCCTTGAAGTTAGGGTCTTCCGTGTAGCTGTGAACGAAGTCGCAGGGGTCTACGTAGTTGGTGGTGATCCCGTAGTTAGGATCATTCTCTCTCTTTACGACAGACATACCCAGAGTCACGAGGTCATTGACGCAGCGCCTAAACGTAGAGTCATTGAAGTCGTTCCAAGACAGTGTCATGTTGGTTGCTATCTGTGCAGCAACTTCGGCGTCGGTCTTGACGTTTGTTTCCAAGAAGATCTCCGCCTCCTCCAGCGTGTCTGGAATCTCGCTTGCATCCGTAGACATCTGAATGCCAGACTGTTTCATCTGTGCATACATGTCTTTGTTGCGCACCTGCATCTGCAGCTTGCGCTTCTTGGCATCCTTCTCGCTGCTCGATATAGGATCGATAGCTTGAAGGTTAGGGTATGGGTCAGACGACAAGATCTTGTTGACTACGATCTTGACGAACTTAGGTATGATAGGTACAGGGGCCCAGTCCAGATTCAGCAGCGTACCGTCTCCGTTGTTAGGATCGAGGCTGTTGAGGATCTGCTTATAGATAGTTGTATCCTGAGTCCCGTTAGCATAGTCGCGGTTTCTTTCGAATTCTCGACGACGCTTTTGGTACGTCCCAGACTCATCATCGATCTTTCCCCAGTTCGCTTCAATAGCTTTCGCGTACTTTAGTCCGTAAGACTTGTCGAGCTTCTCCGAGGCAGGAGCTAATGGATCTGGGAAAGTACTGGATTTCTTATTCGTGCTAGAGTAGGACATTTACAGTATTCCTTTATAGCACAAATATAGTGTAAATAAAGTAACCCCTTAGGCATTAGGCCTGTAGCGCCTAAAGAACTTCTTGTCGTCGAACTTGCTCACCTTTTTTTCTACCTTGACTTTCTGCGCAGCAAGCAAAGCTAGACCCGAGCTGATGGTCAAGTCAAACTTAGTTCTCTTGTCTATGCGATACCCGATCCAGTCCTCAAGGGTTCTGTTGAAATACATATTGCCAACACTACCGTCTGCCTTCTCACCTACGTGATCGAAGATGTATTGCTCGATAGCTTGAGCGTGGGCATGGATGACGTCCTGAGAGTTAGAGGGGATACCCTTGGTACGTACGTTGCTGTTACTCCCAGGAGGGCGCAAGTGATCTGGCCTGTTCATTACGTAGCCATCGTAACCCCTTGATTCAAAGTATCTTACGATGCCGTACTTATTGTTTTCAATTAAGAGTGGGTACCCGTAGAAGAACGAAGCCATCAAGACATCCTCGTAGAATATCTTGGCTAGGTCAGGACGCGAGGCATACTCCACCACGAACATGTTAGACGGGTGCGTCTCTGTCATGCTGAACTTGTTGTACAGATGCAGGGCCCCCTTAGAGCCACGGCCATCAACCGTGGCGTCAAGGTCATAGGAGTCAACACCACCACAGCCCAGGTGATCAAACGGAGGAACCTTCTTACCCCCTTCTTCTTTGATTACGTTACGCATCTCAGTAGGAGGCATCCACGATACACGGAACCTTCCATTAGGATCTGGGGTAAAGGCCACCTCCTTGTCCATCTCCTTCCATAGGAAGTTGCCACGGACAACAGGGTTAGGGTAGAGGTCTTCGTTGCTGTCTATCTGCTGGTAGATCTTTCCGATGTTGAAGATGCTACCCTCCACACTGTCGCGGAAAGCCTCCTCCTCAGTAAACGGGAACTGACGCACCACCTCGTTAAGCTCGGAGGCATCGGACTTGAGAGAGTCCCTCTCGTTCTTCAGGTATCCTTTCGCTCCTCCAGCCACGTCATCACCATCAATACCATCGAGAACAGTATCAGGATCTTCCACGACTGGATTTCCGTACTTGTCAAAAAAACCTTCGAGAGCTTCATAAGCAGGTATGAAGATACGGTAGAGGCCGCTCTTCGTTCTGCCGTTGGCGTTGCGTTCCGACGGGTCGCTATCCTCCCACAGGGCTTTGTATTCTTTACCGCCCTTGTCCATAGGATTTACAGTACTACCCACCAAAGCCTTTCCCACCACCTTACGACCCACAATAAGACACGTACGCTCAATGCGCCAAGCCTCGCGGATATCGACAGGCTTCTCCCACTTGCCTGCCTCATCGAGGTACAGCATGTGCAGCTTCTCACCGTCGTATGCGTTGTTGGTGGTATTCTTCCAGTTTATGACCGTATTAAGAGCGTCGCCCTTCTGCGAAGTCTTATTCTTCTTCGTGATTCTCTTAGAGGGCTCGCGAAAAGCCAGCTCCATGCGCGGATTGGTCGTTCCATCTTGAATAGGTTTGAAGAAGAAGGGGTACGACTTAAAGATCGGGACCACCTTCTTCATGAATATATTCTCCTGGGAATCCTTACCCGTCTTAGACTGTATCCCTAGGAGCTTGTCTTTAACTTGTGTAGCTTCGTCCACAAGTACAGAGCTGCATATGTTAGTGTACCCAGAACGACGACACTTAGTATAAAGCTGGCCGAGACAACGGGGGTCAGCTTCGCACGCAGCCATGTGGAGAAAGATTTCTCTCTGGAACGCAAGATAGTAAGGATATCCGATATCGATTTTTGACCACTGGAGAAGCATGTAATGCCTTCCTGTAATGTACGTAGGGACACCATGATTGTAAAACCAAACACCGTTACGGCGGCGCTCAAACTCCTTCTCGATATAACCAGAAAACTTCCGACGGAATTCGGAAGGCTTCTCGTACCACTCATCCATACTTCGTATCTTCTGCAACTCCTCGGGCATAGGAAGGCGCTGCCACAGTTGCATAGCCTTTGGCTTTTCATGGAAGAGTATTTCAGATCGCTTTGGTTTCTTCGGGAGGACAACAAGAAGCCCATGGAGTTCAACACTCTCACCCACTGTACCGTTAGGGTCGATCTTAATCCCCTTATCGTCGTATCCATCTATGTCGATAAGCGTTGACATCAGTAGCTCTGACCTAGTTTATTCATGCGGCCAAGGCTAGGTACGCCAGTCTTTGGATTGGCGACATCCATATACTCACCGCACTTCTCGCACTTGATATCGTGTCGGGCTTCCCCGTCGATGAATCTGATTGTGACGCCCGTGGCATCCACGATATCGTCACTGCAACTGCATTTGTATTGTGCCATGTCTATTTAATTTGTACCCCCGACAGGACTCGAACCTGTAACCGTTTCATTAGAAGTGAAATGCTCTATCCTGTTGAGCTACGAGGGCATAGTTGGGGCGGCGGGACTTGAACCCGCGACTTCCTGTGTATAAGACAGACGCTCTAACCAACTGAACTACGCCCCAGTTTGATTGCCCCGTATGCGTAGGGGGCCGCCTGACGAAACCAACTTAGTCTTCGTCGTTCCAGGATTCCTCCCAGAACATATGGTCTACTTTGTTTCTTTGATAGACTATCTCTTTCCAATCATTTAGAGAATCGCTCAGCGAAACCTCCTGAGTAGTCTTTGTCTTCTTCGATTTTTCCATTCTCACTTAATTCTTTAATCATTTGTTCGAGCTTCTGTCGCTCGATAATTAGCTCCTTACAATCTACAGCCGTTTGCTTTACGGCTTGCAGCTCAGCTTTGCGGGCTGAGCCTCCAGCCTCTGGGTCTACAGGCTTCTTGACTTCCTCGATCATATTGTCTATGGCGATAGCCATGCTATCCATAAGACGTGACGAGGCGTCGAGCGTGGTGAACTTAGCTTTCCTCGACATACAAAAAATCTTGAGCTCTGGTTCGGTAATACTCCTTGCCGTCGATCTTGATGCGGTAGTCCATGTTCCTAGGAATCCCTACCACGTCGCCAACCTTGACGCCAAGTTCTTCAATCCAAGGAGCCGTAAAAGCGACACGACCCTTTGTAACCTTATCCTCCTTGAGTTTGACGATTTCGATTGCATCTGACTCTGGTTGTTTAGTTTCTTCTACTGGCTCAAGAAGACCCCAGCCACCGAGCAAACCAATACCGTCTTCACCTTTGTAGGCAATCGCTTGTGACTCGGTCGCCATATCTGGGTGGTAGTGTACGAGGTAGTGGTCGTCATCGCCCGTGAGCGACTGGCCTCCATTAACAACTACAAGGTGGTGGAAGTACAGCGTGTCTCCAGGCTTAGCCCCCGTGTCGTACTTGGCTGGTACTGAGACGATTGGTCCTTCTGTGACGCGGTGCTGGAACTCGTTGTACTTCGTATCGACGTACAGCTCCAGTCCGCTATCTAGCTTCATGGTGTCATTGAGTCTCTTCTTGAGCTCTACGACAAACTTCTTAAGGCTTCGCATATTAAAAGTTCAAATCAAATTCTAGCATACACGGCATATCGTCGATGGCTTTCCATAGCAACGTGCCTTCGTCTGTTTCGATGTACACAAGATAGCGACGCTTGTTGTATTTTACAAATGCTCGCTCATCTTCTAGTATGGCGGAGACCTTCCCGTCCCCAGCCCTCATGCCTATGTAGTAGGCCATAGCGTCTTTCGGGTCACGCCCGATGATGATCTTCCTGATAAGTCCTTCGTCCATTATTGAATTAGTTTCCCGTACACCAGCTCAAACCCCAGACCGTAACTCAGAGAATACAACAGCGTTCTCTTCACAAATGGTTTCCATCCTTTGGTCCGTGGTCCTAAGCAGATCGCGGTGGTTATCATTAAATTTCTTCCTGCCACCGTAGCGTGATAGCCATCGGTTGCAGCTACAAATATAGTGCTAGATCCTGTAAAAGCCTCACCCTGAGCTGGATCTCCGTTCATGTACTTGTTCCTCCAGCTTAGCTCTGGGTCCCAGAACTGTGGGTTGGCGTTGGGGAAGGTGTTCTGAAACTCGTGGTAGTGGAACAGCAGGTCTTGGTTCACTCCGTTCAGGGCACCAGCCAAGAACATAGACGTGACAGGGAGTATCTCTTTGCGCCACTTCATGTCTGTCGGGTAGTAATCTCTGTACTTAGACTCTATCTCGCCTGAGGCTAAGTTAGCTACGCCGCCAGCCAACCATACAGCCCCTATGCCTTGTGTTGGACCATCGGTATAAGTAATTAGTGCTAACCCACTGAGAGTCAGGAAACTACCAGCGGCATACTTGCCTTCGTGTGTGTTGCCAGTATCAAATCGTAGCTGCGCGTTGAGAGTTCCGCTGATGGCGACCAGCAAAAGGAAAAGGTATTTCATTAGTTAAGGGATATGCCTAGCCCATCGAGAAGATCGCCTAGGTCTGGATTGTCGTTACCGTAAGCCTCGTCCATAATCTCTTTGATTACTTCGAGCTCTTGCTTGCTGTCTACATTGAAGCTGTACATAGACCGCATGTTGACGTGACCGAACTCAGCCTCCTGCTCAGCCAGCTCCTCTAGATCGCCTTCGTCAATAACCCCCACAAAGATCGCAGCCATAACCCTGTGACCCATGTCGCTCTCCTCTACTAGCTTCTCTATCTCCTTAATCAAGTGATAGACATCCGCAATGAATTTCAGGTCTTTAGGTTCCATGGCTCTATCTTTGTAGTAAAGATACGAATTTAATTATGCCCAAGTCAAAGGTTAGAAAGACAAGACTCTTTAGAGAGTTCTCCGTAATGCAGGACAGGTACCTGAATAGAAACTACCTCAAGTATTACAGGACAGCCAAGATAGATTTCTGCGAACAGAAAGGTATTGCTGGTAGCCACTTAGACTTCTTGGTGTGGGGGTACGACCTAGAGTTCTTTACCAAGGACTTTGCTTCTGAGGATTATGAGATGTCCAAGAAGAAGCTAGGGGAGAGAGTCCTCTACCCGCTCATGAACATGGGGTATATCTACAAGCACTTCGACAGGCTGACCCCCAGTCAGACTGCAGAAGATCATCTGTTCCGTGACGAGACCAAGATGAACTACCGAGTGCGGTATGCTATAACGCAAAAAGCCCGCATGTTGGTGCAGGCTTTTTACAGGCATGTAGAAGAGTATTAGTAGATCGAGTAGTAGTGGTTGATGTTGGTCTCGACTACATTGCGGTTGCTAGATTGATCGGAGTTGTACAGAACGATCTCTTGAACGCTCCCCAAGAGTCGGGCGCTTACCTCGATTTGACGGCCAATAGATGTGAAGCTAAATTTATTTGTATTTGACAAATCAGTGAAACTGCCACCATCTTTTGCTACCTGATATTGTGAACCGCTATAATTCCATACGCCAAGATGCCTTGAGGTGTCCTCTCCTGTTATGGTTGAAGCGACAAGGCTCGGATTAATTTGCACAACCCCCAAACCGTCGACTCCTGAGAATGTTCCAGACAAAACCAGACCGCCGACCTCATGATCTTCGAAAAGCAAATAGTTGATTACATCTATGGTGTTGACCTTAACCACTGCAAATGTCGTAACAGAACCAGTTGGGCTTATCGACAGGCTGTCAGAAGTCAACCATTCAATAGCTGGATCTGTTTCAACGGTGTGGATACCAGTAACGCTGTCGTAGATCTTAGGTCTGTTTGCGGATGTCGTCTGATTTGCGTGATTGTTATTACCGCTCTGGTCATACCATATAGCCACAGTACCGTCATTGCTACCGCAGAACCTAGAGATAGCTCCTGTATCAAGAGTACCGTCAGATTTGAAGTAGATGTCTTTGTAGTCCGTACCGTTGAATACGTTGATCGCTGGGCCTGTATACCCCGCTCTCAACTTACGCAGTGAGTACGCAGCTGCAGCGTCAGGGACGACATCGAGAAGCGGTTGGTTGTAGATGCTGTAGTGCTTATTGATATTCTTCTCAATACCGCTTCGGTTGTCGGATTGGTCGGAGTTGTACAGAACAATCTCTTGAATGAAGCCGTCGTATTTAGTCGCGCTATCTCCAACATCATAAGCCCCAATGCTAGATCCAGTCGTTGGGGTGAGCATGGTTGCTGGAGTAATGTTTTGTATCTCAGTACCATTTGAGTACAACACCTGACTAGTGGCAGATTTAGTATATGCAAAAACAATGGCTTGAGTATTATTTGGTGCATCACTTGTTGTTGTTTGATCTGCAACAGTTCTATAGAACAGATTGTATTTGTTGTTTTGTGTGGTCAGGGCATAACCATCTCCATCGCCAACCCCAATAATAGGATCGTAATCGGCTCTGTGAGCGTTTTTATGAACTGCACAAATACTCACTTCTGTGCTATCCGAAATGAGATCCATTGTGAAACAATCATTACTGCCATCAAACTCCACCGCAGGCTCCCCATTCTCTGTCACCAACCCAGTAGTAGCATCGTAGATCTTTGGTTGTTGAGCGAGTGTCGCTTGAACTGCGTCATTACCATTACCGCTTTGATCGTACCACTTAGAAACCGTCCCGTCGTTAGCGCCGCAGAAGGCTATAATATCTGAAGTGTTAAGATTGCCTTCTGAATCAAAGCCGATGTCTTGCGTACCGCTGGTGCTAGTGATCTCAATAGCTGGTCCTGTGTAAGTAGAGCTAAGTCTTCTCAGAGAGTAAGCTGCAGCAGCCCCAGGGTATGAGTCAAGAAGTCCAGCAATGAAAGGAGTGTAGATCTTGTAGTGATTGTTTATGTTGGTCTCTATGGATGAGCGGCTCGCAGATTGATCGGAGTTGTATATAACAACCTCCTGCATGTCCATCATTCTGTATGTTGAGCTAAACTGATAGCCAAATACTTGGGTTGAGCTCCACGAGCTGTTGTCAATTTTCTGAGAGAAAAGACGCTGCGTATTTATGAAAGCATCGTACACACTATCTCTTGAATCGTCGGCCCCATTAGAAAGCGTTCCGTTAAGATAAAAATCATCTGCCGTTACATTGTTGGAAGCCGAAGCGCTATTGGCGTCGGTAGCCGCCAAATAAAACCTTTGGTCTGAAGCTAGATCGTTGGTGAAGAGAAAATTGTTTACATCTGAAGTGACTACACCGAAGTAGTGTTGGTTTGCATTTCCAGCAAGACCAAACTGAAGCTGAGAAGTTCCGTCAACTTGTCTTACGCATGGCTTGTTGTTTTCCTTTAGAATACCAGTGGCGTTGTCGTAGATCTTGGGTCTTCTAGAGTGAGTGCTTTGAGAAGCGTCTACAGCGTTCCCACTCTGGTCGTACCACGTAGCCACAAACCCGTCGTTGTTCCCGCAGAACTCTTCGATGGCTGCTGTATCCAGCACCCCGTTCTTAAACCCGATGTTCTTCGTAGGGTTGCCAGAAGCTCCGCTCGCCACCTTCATACAGAGCAAAGCATCACCGAGCTGGCGTACTGAGTACGCAGCCTCTGCTGGGTGGGCTGCGAGCAGTCCAGTAGCTGGGGTGGTAGAAGCGCTTTGGTAAATCAGGTAGTAGTTGTTGATGTTGTCTTCTATATCAGAACGACTGGAGGACTTATCTGACTTGTAAGTGATTAGCTCTTGCAAGTTCCCAGAGTAAAAGTCAGTGTCTCCAGACGCTCTTGATCCAATCACAGTATTGCCTCCAGATATCTCTGCATTTACAGTAGCTGATCCAGAAGAACCTGATGCCGCTCCATCCACATAGGCTTGAAAGTTTGTCCCGTCGTAGTCAAATCCTATTAAGTTTTGACCAGTTGTTTGTGTCCCAAAGCCAGTTCCATTTACCCAGACAACAGGTCGAGGAGTGAGACTGCCGCCGCCGCCAAGAATAAAGTTACTACTGTATGGAGATTCTGCGTCTCCTTCAGACAATAAGTAATCACTGGCATCTGATGTGCCTACGTTTGACAAAGCAAAAACAGAAGCAGAGTTTTGACTGAGCTCAACGATGTACCCATCCACCTCAAGGTAGTCGTCTGTCCCATCGAAGTTAATGGTCGGAATACCGTTTTCCTTTTCTGTGCCGTCAGTGCCGTCGTATATCTTCGGTTGAGACGCATTAGCATCTTGGGTAGCGTGCTTTCCATTCCCACTCTGATCGTACCACGTCTGCACGAATACGTCAGCGCTACCACCGAACTCTTCGATAGCTGCTGTGTCGAGATCACCGTTAGAGTCGAAGCCGACGTTCATGTAGTAGTCGACAGAGCTGACAGTCTTTCTGACTCTCATAGCTACTGGGGAGTCCCCAAGCTTACGTACTGAGTATGCTGCTGCAGCCCCAGAGAACTCGTTTAGGAATCCTGACTCTGGAGTGGTGTCTGTATCTGGGTAAACGTTGAAGGCATCATTAACAGACAATTCAATGTCCAATCTGCTAGAGTCAAGATTTTTGTTCCACGATATATTTTCCTGTATGTATCCATCATCCCAGGTGCTTAATATGGAAGTCTTATTGACTGTGTCGGTTGAGTCAACTGTAATTGGATTTACTAAGGATGCTAATCCATTCTTAAAAATAGAAAGGCTACTTCCTACCCTACTCACCGAAGTGAGGTTTTGCGCAGACAAAACATCATTACTGCTAAAGGTAAAAGAGTTTACATCACCAGGAAGATCATACCTAATCTCTGAAATGTTTCGAAAGAATACGTGTCCAGCTACTCCAAAATTAGTGGCTGGTCCAGCTACAATGCTATGAAAAACATCAGGACCCATAGCAATAGCTGCATGATCTAATGAAGAAGTATCTCCAACGCTCTGAACAGCAGGATAGCCATTTTGACTTACTATTCCATCAGTCCCATCGTAGATCTTCGGCTGACTCCCTGGAGTTCCTTGAGTTGCGTCCTGATCGTTTCCACTCTGATCAAACCAAGTGACGACAAATCCGTCGTTACTCCCGCAGAAGTCTGAGATAGCAGTCGTGTCTACAAACCCGTCACTACCAAACCCTATGTTCTTCTCTGCGTCATCACCGTCTCTTCTAACTCTCATGCAGAGGTTAGCGTCACCGAGCTGTCTTACAGAGTATGCTGCTGCAGCTCCGCTGTAGTCGGCCAAGAACCCAGAAGCTGGGGATGCTGTAGCCTCTTGGTAGATGAGGTAGTGCTTGTTGATGTCGGACTCTATTCCTTCGCGGTTAGAGGATTGGTCGGAGTTCCACCAAATCGTTTCTTGCAGCTTAACATTAAATCTTAGCCTCTGTTTGAGAGTCACAGCCCCAGCAGGGAAGTCACCTGAGTCGTTAGAAGACAATATTTCAACTGTATTCTCGTTAAGCGTTTTTGTGTTTCCGCTTCTATTGCCAAAAATAAGAGATTGCTCGTCATTTACTTTATCTGCACTGGCCTGATTAGGGGCGTTCCAATATCTAAGGTCCTGGCTCCAAGCCCCGATGATTCCAAATTGAGTGTTACCCCCAAGCCCAAACCCAGCTTGACCACTTCCAGAGACGATCTGTAGAGCCGCACACTCATTGGAGGTGTGTAGATCTGAGTAATCTAGAGAAACGAGAAGTTCTGATACGGTAGATGAAGAGTTAGAGACAGCTGGTTTCCCGTTATCCAACACCACACCATTAGTTGCGTCATGGATCTTCGGTTGGTTTGCGTCAGTCGTCTGAGTCGCGTCGTTAGCGTTTCCGCTCTGGTCGTACCACGTCTCAACAAATCCATCTACCAGTGCGTCGCCGTCTTCGTCGTCAGTGCAGAGTGCAGTTATTCTAGACTCATTGATAACACCCGTTGAATCAAGGTATACATCTTCAGTAACCTCTGTCGTCTGAGTGGCTCTAAGCTCTATAATAGGGCCTACATGAGATCTGTTTACGCAGCGCAAAGAGTATGCTGCAGCAGCTCCGTCGTACTTCTCAAGCAGTGTCTGCTCAGGTACTGTCAGTCCGTTCGCTGAAAGAATGCTGTT